CCCGGCGGCCCGGATGGCGTCCTTGCTCTCGCCGGTGTCTTTGGCCATCAGTTCCCGGGCGAGGGTCACGTTTTCCAAAGCCGTATACTGGGGAAAAAGGTTGAAGGACTGGAACACCATGCCGAAGTGGAGCCGGTTTTTCCGGATCTCCTTTTCGGAGCAGTTTGCGTGATGGTCGGCGTCAAACAGCACCTTGTCCTGTACGGTGATGGTGCCGGCGTCCGGCGTTTCCAGAAAGTTCAGACACCGCAGCAGCGTGGTTTTGCCGCTGCCGGAGGAGCCAATGATGGAAAGGGCCTGTCCCTCCTCCAGAGAGAAGCTGATGTCATTGAGGACCTTTGTGTTTTCAAAATGCTTTTCCAGATGCTGTACGGTTAAGATCGACATTTCAAAGCCCTCCCTTACTTAAAATAGCTGAGCTTGCGCTCGATGAAGCTGAACAGGAGCGTCAAAAGACCCACAAAGGCCAGATAGAACACGCCGGTATAGAACAGCGGCCAGGTGATACCCTTGGACTTCATAAAAGCTTCACCGGCCATGGTGATCTCAATGATGGCGATGGTCCGGGCCAGAGAGGTGTCCTTCACCAGCGTGATGATCTCATTGGACATGGGGGGGATGATCCGCTTGACCATCTGCAAAAGGGTGATCTTGAAGAAGATCTGCCGCTTGGTCAGGCCCAGCACCTCACCAGCCTCCCGCTGACCTGCCGGGACGCCCTCAATGCCGCCCCGGTAGATCACGGAGAAATAGCAGGCGTAGTTGATGATGAAGGCGATGCAGCAGGCGGTCATGCGCCCATCCCGGAAGGCGTTCCACGGATTTGTGCCGAACCAGGTGCCGGGACCGTAGAAAATGATGATGAGCTGGAGGATCAGCGGCGTACCCCGGATAACCCAGACGATCAGCAGAACAGCGCTACAGGTTCCACGATCACACAGCCGCCAGAATAGGGGGTAGCGTATGGCGTGGATAAGTGAAGCCCAAAAGCACTATGAAGAATACGTAGACTATTATACTTCCCTTTTGGAAGATTACGTAGACGATCACATTCTTGAACTTGCCCCGGCATACGGGCAGCTACAGGAAGCAGCTGTAGGCTACCTGGAAGAAGTTGCTAAAAAGTATGTAAATGAACAGAACCCGGACTTCGTTCCTACCAGACGGTGGGCGAAAAAGATACAGGAAGAATACCTTACGAAGATCATACCGGAACTGAATTTACTAAACGCAAAACTACAGCCGTTTGCTACGTCTGTGATATGCGGAACTGTTTTTTATGGGGCTAATACTACAGTGTACATTTTGGAACAGGCCGCGAAGTGCGCGGTAACTGTACCAAACCTTACAGCTTCCGGCGTGTTGGGTATTATAGCTAACCCATGGTTACCGGATAAGAAAACCTACAGTGATCGTATACGTACCAGTGTTTCCCTTGTGGCTTCTAAGAGTGAAGAAGTCGTAAAAGAACTGGTTACAAAGAAAATGCAGTATAGCGACGCCGCTAAGAAGCTTTCACAGGGAATACAGGAAAGCTACTATAATGCTTCCCGTATTATCCGTACAGAAATGACTAGGGCGAACGCTTTAGGAACTTCCTACAGCCTTATGGAAAATGCGGATATTGTAGACGGTAAGTATAGGGACGCAACTTTTGATAGTAAGACGTCTGCCTATTGTGCAGCAGACGCCGACTACAGTAAAAGAAATCCCTATGATCTGGATTATGATACACCTATGAACCCAGGGCTACCAGGAAGGCGTATACCGAACCACCCACATTGTCGCTGTAGATGGGTAGCTATCCTTTCTGGTTTAGGTATTAAGAACAGACAGAAAGCCGCTTTAGATCAATACGGCGACCTTTATTACACGAAAGCCGCCAGTTATGACGAATACGCGAAAGAAGTAGGGCTTCCGTCGGTAAAAGATATGGTAAACGCGGATAATCCGAAGAAATACTTAAGACCAGGGGAAACGCTGGCAGACCTTAACCGACAGGTAGTACGGAAACGCTTTAACGGGCAGATCATAACCGTACCTTTAGGTCTTGATATTCATAATTGATTATAGGGCATAAGCCTTTATAATACCGACGCGGTGGATACCGCGGATATGACACGCTTGTAAGGCGTGTTTTTTATTGCCGTAACATAGCCAGGGCGTCAAATACTGGCCGTGGAACCCGACAGCGCGGAACGCTGGATATAGCCGACGGGCTTAATACGGAAAGGAGTTTTTAAGATGGGAAAACTTAGAAAATTACAGGAACGCTACTTAAAAGGAGAACTTACAAAGGCACAGTATGAAGCAGAGTGCAAGAAGCTTCTGGACGACGAAATTTTAGACCAGGACGCTTACGACGACGCTTTAGATTATGACCCGGACTACGAAAGACCTAAGTACAGCCAGGCCGACGTAGACAGCACCGTAGCAAAGAAAGCCGTAAAAATGGTTCGTAAAGCACTTAAGGACGCTGGGGTAACGGTCGAAGCGGACGATAAGACCTTACTTAGCAAAGTGGCAGAAACCATTAAAAACGGTTCTTCTGGTAAAGGCGACGGCGAAGGGGGAAGCGGTTCTTCTATCGACGAAACAGAATTATCTAACCTTAAGACTAAGGCGGCGAAAGTGGACGATCTTACAGCACAGTGTAAGAAGCTGCTTATCGAAAACGCGGTTCTTAAGGAAGCCGGTAAGTATAATCCTGTAAATCCCGCACAGGTAGTAAGGGCGATCAGTGCTGACTATCTGGACAGTATCGAGTTTGACGAAGAAAACGGAACAGCGGACGCAAAGAGTATTGCCCGCGCTATCCGTAAGGTACACGACGCCGAACCGAACTTATTTAAACCAGCTGGGGACGACGGCGACGGCGATAACGGCGCTGGTGGTTCTGGTAATGGTTTCCGCGGTAAAGGTCCTGGCGGTGCTGGTAGCACTAAAAACGGCGAACTGGAAGCAAAGAAAGCGGAAGCTTTAGAAATGCTGGGTATTAAGAAAGACGATAAAAAGTAGAAAGGTAGGTTTTTGTTATGCAGAATAACGACGTAACAGTTAGACGAAAATCCTACGCAGCGGCTAAAGAGATCAAGGCCAGCGCCCATTATGCGTATGTCGTAAATGGTATCACGCTGGACGGTTCTAAGTTTGAAACTGGCGGCTTCGTAGAAGAAGGTACCTGTCTTGTAAAAGACAACACCACAGGTAAGTACGAACCGTACAAGGATACAGCCAGTGCTTTTCCAACGGGAAAGAGTGACCCGGTTATCCTTGACGAAAGTATTAAATTCACAGTTGACGACAAGGGTAAAAATCCAGATGTTACCGCCGGACAGGTTCTTGTACATGGTGCGGTATATGAAAGTCTTCTGGTAGGCTGTACCGCAGCTTTTAAAACAGCTGTAGGCGCTGCTATCAGATTCGTGTAAAGAAAGGGGTAAATAAAAATGGCTGGATTAGCAAATTTAAGCGAGTTCTTTGAGAACCCGTTATTTACCGAAACTATCCGCGAGGTTCCAGTGGAAACCGGATATATCGGTAGCCGTTTCCTTCCTTCCGAAAACACTTACGATATGGAGTGGAACGAAACAGTAATTGAAAGACAGGCAGATATGGCCGACCTGGTAGACGCTGGGGCGGAACTGCCTTTAACAGATCGTGACCCGGTAAGACGTGTAAGCGGTTCTATTGCAGATATGGGACAGTCCTATATTCTGACAAAGAAAGAACTTGCTGCTATGTCTGACAAGGGTAACGAAGGTCGCCGTAAGATGGCTGTACAGCAGGTCCTTAAGAAGACCGCACAGCTTAAGTCTAACATTGACGCCCGTGTAGAATGGCTTCGTTGGCAAGCGCTGGGTAACGGTGCTATGATCTACGATAAATCCGGTATTAAACTGGGTGTAGATTTTGGCGTACCAGAAGCCAATAAGGTAACCGCCGCTACAGCGTGGGGGGCTGACGGTGCTACTATTCTGGCAAACTACGAACGCTGGGTACAGGATTATATCGACGGAAACGATAACGGCTACGCGCCGGACGTATTCGTTACCGGTATTGAAAATATCCGTATCGTACTGAATGATGCAGCGATCAGAAAGGCAATTACAGGATACAGCGACAAGCTGCTTACCCTGGACGAACTTAACACTTTCCTTCGTGGCCGTGAACTTCCGCCTATGGAAGCGTTCGACGCAAAGGTTACTTACCGTGACCCTACAAACGGTGGTAAGAGAACTACCGCCCGTCTTCTGGACAGCAAGAAGGGCGTGTTCCTTATGGAAGGTGACAAGATCGGTAACGTACAGATGGGTCCGACTTATGAGAATAACATGGAACCTGGCATTTTTGCCCGTACCTTCACTATGGAGCGTCCGCTTCGTGAGGTCGTAGAGGTTGTAGCTGCTGGCTTCCCTAAGATCATGTACCCGGAACTTATTAAAATCTGTACTGTACGATAAGGGGGTAAACCATGAAGGTAAAAGTATTAAAAACAGGTGTAACAGTGGAAAACGCCGTTCTTGACGTAGGCGCCGTGGTAGATATGTCCGAAAAGGACGCTACCCGCCTTTCTGGTTATGGACTGGTGGAAGTCGTAGACGAACCAGAACCAGAACCGGAACCAGAGCTGGAACAGGAAACACCTACCGAAGATCAGCCGGAGCCTAAAAAGGCTACACGAACAAAGAAAACAGAGTAAGGGGGTAACGGTATGCTGCTGAATAAAGCCGAACTTCTGGAAAAGTATTATACGCGGGGAA